CTCACCTCATCAAATACCGCCTTGCGAAGTGGATCCCATCTAAATATTCTATTTACTAACCAATCAATCATTTTCTGGATCCTTTTCCCATGTAAGCTTTCCATCTTTGTATACTGGCCAATATCCTAATGGACGCCAATCCATCTTCATAATCTTAGGCTCTTTCATTAGAAATAATTCTCATCTGCTCCATAATAAGGGCTTGCTTTCTTTCAAATGCACTAGATTGAGGCTTGGACGCCAGCCTCTTTAAATTTTTCTTTTGGCGCTTTACCCCAGCCTTGGATTTAATTACATTATTTTTTTTCATATATTTAGTATACTAAATAACCATAAATGTGTCAATAGTATTTATGGTATTAGCTTACGTAGTAGTTTCGTGCATGCCTTTTACATACAGTTATTATGGTTGCACCTGCTTGATCCCAATAGGTACCTATTTCTTCACAATAGTAACACTTCTCATCTTTTAATTCAGAAATCTTATTCATAGTCACCCCTTATTATATCTTCTATTATACTATACAAATAGCCTTTTTCTTTTAGTGACTGAACTACATAATGGTCCCCCTCAAAAAAATGCAATATAACGTTATCTTGATCTGGAAATAGCGTAGAATGCTTCATATCTTCACCAAAATTTCCAAAAATAATATGATATATTGAATTATTGCTAAAGCACCCATCTAGAGATAAATGCCTCCATATAACTATTTTATCAGTGTGCTCATGCCACCTACTTTCAAAAGGAACTATAGATTTATTGACTGACCACTGCGGAGCAAAAGCAATTACTTTTGATACATTAAAGTAGTTTGAAGCAACTATTGCACAAAATCCTCCCATAGAATTTCCTAAAGAGTATATGGTTTTATCTTTAATGTATGGATCTATAATTAACTTGAGGTTGTCCCAATCAAAATTACCCCAAGACCTTGTTTTATCAATAATGAATATAGAGGTTGAGTTGTTGGTAGATTTAGCAAATTCTTCTTTTTGTATTTCTATATTTGCTATCATCATACCCGCCCCAGAAAAACACAAAAAAACATTATCAGAATTTCTTCTTTTAATTGCAATTTTTATATTATTATCTTCATACAAAAGATCCATCACAGGTTCTTTGTATTCAATCAATTGGTCCACGCAGCCCATATCCAAAACTGTATCGTAATCCATCTGTAAGCTCAAGAACTTCGTGTTTTTCTTTAGCCTGATATCATTACATCTCCTGCAACTGGGCTATAAGATATACCTAGGTCTGGAAAGCTTAGGCCTCCTCCTGTAAAATTATCGTTAATATATGCCATACATATAAAGTTATCCGAAGCCACATCTGTGTCATCTACATGAGCTTCCATTGAGCTATTTGGTATCAGCTTAGATACAGTTATAAAATCTTTTTTTGGTATCATTTTTTCTATATTATAAACAGACATGTACTGTGTAATAGGCAATAGCATGTCTGATAAACACATAGACCTTAACCTTATTGCCGCTAAATTATCTTTACTGGAAAATAAAGTTGGGAGCTCCATTGTTAAATGAGGTCTTCTTTCGGTATGCATTAATGGATAAGCAGTATTAGATACTTGCTCAATTATATCAATATATGGATTTGGGTTAAATGCGTTTGTAAATCGAATTAATCGATTAGCCAATATCTCCATTAGTTTTATCCTTTAGCCTAAGCCATCTGCCATATTTATTTGGAACGTCTGCTCCAATATACTCTTGACCAGTTTCTAGGTCTATTAGCAACCATTTGCCTGGTGCCTTTGTATGTATTGTTAGATCTACAGCTTTTGGGAACTCTTCCACTTCCGCCCCCTGATACATTTTAGGCAGAAAACTATATACGTTATTTAAAAGTCTTCTCATTATACTATTATACTATAGAGCTTTCTTCTATTCTATCCACTGCATCATCAATTGTTGGTGAGTGTTCTTTTGTGCAACTGCCGCATTCTCTACACATTTCTGCCCCATTGAATGTTATTCCATCCACGCTCATGTGCATAGTATATAAATACTTTAACTACCGTTTCCCAAAATGCAATAGCTCCAGACAATGTAGCATTTTTTGTAAGAACATATGCAACAGCAAATGAGGATAGTGTACCCCAGATCCTATAGCTTAATGCTTTTACAAAAGATCTAGCCTTTGTTACTTTCATCTTCATCCCTTTGCTTAAACATTGATGCTACAAATCTGTCTTCTGCATCTGCAATTCCTTTTGATGATTTTTCTAGATATTTAAATACCGAGTTCTTTACGTTTTTGAGTAGCACTAATAGCTTCAATTTCTGCTCCTAACGATACTTGTTCGATCTTATATCCAACATCACGACCATATACTATATTAGTAATGTTTGGCATCTTAATTACCATTGCTTTATCCATTACTGGATCTTGTGCGATATATCCTTTTACTTGTTCAAAATCTAATGGATCTTTTTCGCTTGTCTTATATGTATTTCTTACACCTAGCATTACTTGATCTGTTCTATTGCCCGCCTCTTGGTATAAAGCGTGATGTCCTTCATGCCATGGCTGGTATCTACCTAGCATTAGCGTGGTTGGCTGACGCCAATCGTGTAACTGAAAATCAACACATGCAATTCTTGCTGCAACATCATACTCCGTCATATCATCAAATGTTAAGTCTGGGTTTGCTGGGGTCTCCCACATTGCAGTTGTATCTGGAAAATCTCTGACTGGTTTTCTATTCATCCAAACTACTTTATCTGGGTTGCCAAAGGAAGATCTTGTTTCTGCTGTCGGATTAATAAAATCTACGACAACATGGTATCCTTGATCGGATAATAATCTAGATAGAGCTCCCATTCTACGAGCTTGTTCTAGTCTATCTTCTGGGCTAAACCCTAAATCTTTATTTAATTCTGCTCTGACTGCATCTGCATTTAAATGAACGGCGTTAATTCTATCCGCCAACTCTTTTGCAAATGTAGTTTTTCCAGATCCTGGCAGACCAATTACTTGAATAATCATTTTACTTCTCTCTGTTTGTAAATAACATACCCTACATAAGTATTATACTATATGTAGGGCATGTTATCAATAGATACTTATACTTTTTTTCTACCTGATTTTTTAGGTGGTTTTGGAATTAAACTTGTTTCTCTTCTTATTCCATGCTTGTTTGTATCAATTTTTACACCTTGTCTTGGATACCTTTTAGGTGTTTCTCTACTTGTAACGGCTCCTGCTGCTGCACCTGCATTTGGTGCTGGTGTTGTGCCTGTGCCATCTTCTTTTTTAAATCTTTCAGACACTAATCTATATCCTGTCCGTTTGCGCCTCTTGGCTCTGACATTTCGTGTGTCGATGACTCTTCTATTTCAACAGACATCATTCCTGATGCTGATCCAACAGAGTTAGACTCACAACCGCATCCTATACACATTAGTTGCAGTTCTCACAATCTTTAACCGCACATTCAGCTTCGCCTCTTGTGTCTCTGGTGCATTCTGCTCCAGATTTTGCAACAACTGGTGCTGGTGCAACAACTGGTGCTGGTGCAACAACTGGTGCTGGTGCAACAACTGGTGCTGGCTCTACTGCTTTTGCAATTGCTGCTTCAATTGTTGGTGCAACAATTTCTTCTTTGATAAGATCAGTCATTGTTACTTTCCGCCTTGGCCTACGCCTGAGCTATCCTGTGTTGACTTGTCTGTCGATGGGAATGCCGCTCCTGGATCTGCAGCGTACTGCTCTCCAATTGTGTGCTGTACTGCTGGCTTTACTTCGTTAAATCCTGTTAAATTCAATCCGTCTGTCATTTTCTTACTCCTATAGGTTATTTATTTAAGCGGGACTAGTATTCCGCTTATAGGTATATTATAGCATTATTATGATTTAGTTGACTGGTTCAAAGAAAAGGATCAGGCAGTGCCTGGAGCCAGATATAACCTTATTTACTGCATGTGGCTTTTTATAGTCACCTTCAAAAAAAATCAATGACCCTGCTTTTGGATTCATCGATATGTCTTGCTTTGGAAAAACCAGCTCCCCGCCTTTGTAATCATCATTTAAATATAATAGGCCAGACTTATTAGAAATATACTTTTCCCTAATACGAATAGCCCCATTTTCATCTTCGTAGTGGTTATCCATATGCATATCATTTAAAGAGCCTTCTTTCATGCAGCTAAAAAAATAGCTTTTTACCTTGTGCTGTTCTTTAAATTTTTCTGACACGATGTCTTTGATTGAAAATATTAATGAATTATAAATATCTATTGCTATATTATAATTAGGAGAATCCTTATAATCGCTAACACTGTCTGGGTTTATTAGCTGCTCTCCCATTGGGCCGCCAAAGATGTTATGCCTTGGCGTTTCTACTAAATATGGCTGTATAGAATTTATTAAAAAGGTTGCCGTGTCTTTAGATATAAAATCTTTAATTATAAAGATATCGTCAGCCAACTCTTCAATATTTTTTTTCATCTTTTATAAATTTTTTCATAGCAGTCAGCACACATATCTATAATTCCACTTTCTGGAAGCGATCCTATCCTTGATGCCTTTTTACCACAATTTTTAATTTCGCATGTATCGCCTAACAAGAAGATGCCTCCTTGATCAATGAAAAAAGATCTTCTAGGCCTTCGCTGCTGTCACATGATACAAGTAGATCAGTTACACCATACTTTTCAATTTCATTTAATTTGCTTCGCACGTCTTCTTTATTGCCATAGACTATCCATTTTAAAACAGAAGGATCTTTTGAATTAATAAAAGAATCTATATCTTCATTTTCTTTAAATATTTTAATTTCTGTAGCTGCCATCCAGCCCTTGTCTTTTGGAAATTCGCTTTCTCCAAGGGTATAGTAGTCCAGCATTGCTAATCCGTAGTCTCCATAGTTAATTAAATTATATATAGATTTTTCAGATGTTCCAGATATAACTATTTCTGGTATTTGGTTTTTAATTATATCTAATGATCTAAACTTGTCTAGCCACCTTGTTGTGTATGCAACTCTGTCCTGAGAGGTAGCTATTGAGTCATTTATATCTATAACATCTGCAACGCTAGTCTCATCTTTATGTAAATCACCAGCAACTACATTTAAAACTATCTTGTTCTTAGATAATGAATTTGAAGCCGCAACCATCATTGCACAATATTCTGGGCTTATGGCATACGTTCTAATAGCAATCATCATCTTCATCTTAATATTGTCATCAATAATTTTGGCCGACTTTATCCAAAAATCTTCTTGCCTTGAATGATAAGTCATAAGCATCGAGTAAAATCCAGACTCAGATGCTTTGTGTGTAATATTTTTTAAAGATTCTGGGCTAGTGTCTAACCCTCTAAGCATAAAATGGAATTTCATTTAGGACCAGATGCTTTTTGTCCCCTATAGCCAGTCTTCTTTTTATTCATAGACCCTGGCTTCTTATACCCAGCTCCGTTTGGAGTCGCTGCAATTCTTTGCTCTAAAGCTTTTTTAATTTTATCGTTGTGCTTTCCCATTATTTAACCTTATGTCCAAACTTCGACCACACTCTTTCGTGTAAGAAGTACCCAACCATTTCACATGCAGTATAAATTATTGCAAATGTTCCAGCATATTCCCAATGGGCTTCGCCAGTAATAGCCTTTTCAAAAAAATAGACTAATGTGCCAACAAACCCAATATGAACTGCTGGCCAAGTAATTGACTTATATAAACTTCTTTTGTTTGATTCCATACAACCATTCTATCATTTATATATTAAAGGGGCAAGACCCTAAGATCCTGCCCCTTTAATTGAAGTTATTTACTTCTTTAGTGCTACCTTTAGCTTAGGGAACTTCTTGTTCCACTTAGTTGCAAGAGCGTTGTACTCCGCCTTATATTTTGCTGCTGCAGTTGCTGCAGAAAGATCTGCTGCTGCTTTAGCAGTTGCAGAATCTGAAATTGCTTTTGCGTTAGCATCAGCAAGGATTTTATCTGAGGCAGACTTTGTGTCTACCGAAAGCTTGTCTGCTGCTGCTTTATCTGCTGCACGTCCAGCCTTTTCTGCTGCAAGAAGATTTGCTGCTGCTTGTGCATCTAGTGCACGTCCAGCCTTTTCTGCTGCAAGTTGTGCGGTAAGTGTTGCAACGGTACCGTTTAGGTCAGATACCGTAAATGCTGCCTGTGCTGCCTTGATCGGTGCAGTTAGTCCAGCTACCGTTGCTGCTGAGGTTGCTCCAGTAACAACAACAGTTACTGTTCCAGCAACTCCGATTGCAAGCGATGCAGTCTTAGAGCCAGCAACAAGTGTTGTGTCTGCTGTTGCTTCAGCTGTTGTTGATGTAACAAGTGTCTTTGTGACTGTTCCATCAGCAAATGTTGATCCAAGTACTGTGGCTGTTAATGTTTCTCCAGTTAGGATAGCGTTACCAAAAACGTCTGTGGCGGACACAGTAACCGTTGGAATGGTTCCAACTGCTGATGCTGCTGGCACTGCAACTGCAACATTTGATGCTGTTCCAGCTATTCCCTTAATGTATACTACTGTTGAGTATGCACCATTTGTAATAGTTACTGTTCCAACTTTTACGCTTGTTGTATATGCGTATACTGTTACCGCTGCTCCAGCCGATGTTACCGATAGAGTAGATGATCCAGATGCAATTGTTTTTGGTGAATCTGTTGTGTGCAAAGCAGTTACAAGTTTAACCGTATCTGATGCTACGAACGACACAATTGTTGAAGTGTCTGCTGTTGCAGCGATTGCCACAGATGTTCCAGATGTAATCTGGTTTGCTGACGGCACTGCAACTGATGCTGGTGCTGCAGATGTAGTTGAGTTAGCTACTGTCGCTACAGTCACTGACAATGGTGCTGCCGATGCTGGTGAGACAGGAACGCTCATAATCGCTAGGGCTGCAGCAGTAGCGATTGATAGTTTCTTGAATGATTTCATTCTATTTATTTCTCCTTAATTAAGTCTGTCTCTTTACGAGTACAGAAATTTGTGACATGTTCACACTATGTAAGACGCTTTTGTATGCCAAATGTCGCTAGTTTAGTGCTATTACTTTTACTTGAAATGAACATGGATCTCCGCCTTCATCCCATTCTTGCATTTCTTCTTCTGTCAGGGGAGGGCCATCGTGTGTATTACAAAATACATCCGACACCCATCCTCGATCATAGCCATTTTTTAACCATATTTCAAACTCTACATGATCAATATATCCTTCATCTGGTTCTAAATCCATTCTGAAAGCTCCTCAAGCATTACATGTTTCGGCTTGGCTCCAGAAATTGTTTTTACTGGCTTCCCAGACTTAAATAGTACCATATATGGGATAGAGGTTACAGAGTATTCTGCTGATTTTACTGGATTCTCATCAACATTTAACTTACCAATCCATAATCCACGCTCATTTGATATCTCGTCTAGTATTGGAGATATCCTTTTGCATGGGCCACACCATGGTGCCCAAAAGTCGATAAGAACTAAGTTGTGAGACTCAATAACACTATCGAAACTTTCATCTGTAACTATCAATCTACTCTCCCTTTAGCTCATCCGCTGCTTTATTAAATTTGTTCATAAATGTTTGGATTACCCAAACTGCGGTTTCTCCTGCGTTGACTGACATGGCCTTGGAGGCCTCTTCAGTTCTATCTTCGATAGCAAGGGCGTTGTACCATTTCTGGTACAACTCCTCACCAATCTCTTTAATAATTTCTTCAAGTACAGTTAGCTTGTTATCCATTTAGTCTTGCTAACTGCGCTGCTCGAAGTGCTGCAAGTTTATCTGCTGCTGCCTTGACTGCTGCATCGTACTCCGCCTGAGCCTTTGCAATTTGTGCATTAACGTCTGCTTGAAGTGCTAGTTTTGCTGCTGCTAGTTCTGCAGCAGTTGGTCCTGCTGGTGCAACAGTTGGTGGCGTATAGGAGATTGCTGCATCAATATTAATTAATTTAACAAATGTCCCCTGTCTTCCAATTGTAGAAACCGCAGTGGAGCGCATTGCTGAAAGAATTTGATCATATGTGTACGAAGGTTTTGCTGACTTTAGCTTAATCCATTGTGCACCTGCAACTTGAATTGCAGAAGAAGACCCAGAAGTATTTTTTACAATATTACCAGGACCAGCAACTGAGAAGAACCCAAGCGCAAAGAAATCAAGCTTAGCAGAATCATTGTTACTGTTTGCCGAAATTTCATTTTGCTGGTCAACATATCCTACTGAAATAGATTCATCTAGGCATGCTGGCCAATCAATACGACTATAGTCTCGTCCATTTCCTGAAGGGAAAAATGTAGGAATTCCAATAGTAATCAAGTCTTTAATAGACTGTTGGGTTATTGGAGTTTTTGGGCAGTAATCTGTGCCTGCTGCACCTAGGTTATGCATTCCTTGTGACATTGTCACTGCTTGAATATTGTACTTTGATGCATTAGATTTTACCCAATTAAGGGCATTGTAAACTGCTGCCTCGCCAGCATTCTGACGCATGCCAGTTGAAGTATTTCCAATAATTTTAATAAAAACAATATTTACATCTGGGTTTGTCTTTACAAATACAGATGCCATGAATGTTCCATGGTCAAATCCATTTCTTGTAATAAGATCGGATGGCATTGAAGCTGATCCAGGGCCTTCCATAAAAGACTTTCCGTTAGGACAAGTTGTCCATTCTAGAATACATACCTCTTGAATAATTTTTCCCTGAAATGCTGGGAGTGATGTGTCAATTGCTGTATCTAAAATAGCAACTGCTGGTTTTGAATCTGTACGATTCTGTAGGCCCGCTGCATGAGCGGTTGTAGGTACTGCTAGTGTGATTGCGATTAACGCAGTTATTAGTTTTTTATTCATACCCTAATTCTACTAAATAATGTCAGGATGTCAAGGGGTTTCTGTTGGTCTTTTGTACCATTTGCCGTTGTCTAAAGGCTCTGTGTTAGCCATGCCTTGAGAGTCTAATAAATTAGATATACTTAAAGTAAGCAGCTCTATATGCATTTCCATTCGAAGAACAGCCATCTCAAGCTGTCTCAGTCTTTCGGCTTTTCTCATTCCTGTATCTCTCTATCTAGTAGTGTGGGTGCAGTTGCCATGCTTCCACAGTTAGCGCATTCCATATCAAGAAAATATGTAGCAATTTCAAACTCTTCAAAGATAACCTTTACGTTCCATATATTACACCCGCAAGGACATAGGTGTGTTGGTGCACCTCTTAAATCCATTGCGTGATCATAGTTTTCTGGTTTTAAATCGTTAATACTTAAAGGATATTCTCTTTTTTGTGACTGTTCTTGCATCTCTTCTAGTTTATTTATATAGTAAATTCCAAGAGTGTACCTAGCCCTTAACCACTTAAATGATGATATGATAAAAAAGGCTAATAATATGTAGGCAACAGTCTTCATGATTCAATTATACACTAAACTTGAATGTATGTATAGGGTGCTGCTACGCTCATATTAAACTCTGTTGCCGCTTCTAAGGCTGCCTTCAATCTTAGTCTGGGGTTCTTTTGGTTCTTTGTAGCATGTAGAGCTCCAAGAGCTATCTGTCCGCCGCTACCTTCAGCCATGTAGTTAACAATGTTTTCTCCAACATGAAAGTCTTCATCTATGGTAAAGATTCTACCCTCTACTCCTACTATAAAGATTCCACCAGTGTCCTCTTCTGATGAAGAACCAATGCTTCCATAGCCATTATCTTTAAACGATGCTTTAACTGAATCTACAAACTTAGTTCTCATAAATTTATCTAATCCAGAATTAGTTTTAGTCGGTGTATACTTTGGAGGAGTCCACATGTATTGTAAAATTTGTCCCATACGAAATGAATCTGTAAAGGCAATTCCATACTGACCAACCTTAAAACATTTTGGCTCTTTGCGAGACAGGATCCACCCAGTTTTATCGTCTGATGCGGCATGGTCTGATCCCATATAGACGACACCATTTTGTGCAATAGCTACTATACATGTCATATTATAAGTATACTATTTTTATATTTGTAGTGCTAGTGCTCATCTGAATGAATTTCTAGATGGCTTAATTTAAGCATAGTTCCCTCTAATTCTGCCTTAACACGAATTAATTCTTGCAAGGCCTCAAAGTACTTATCTTTCCATTCATTTAAATCTTTTTCTAATTTGTACAGCTTAATCTCAAGGTCTTTTAATTCAAGTAAAAGCTGGTCATGTGCTTTTTCGGCTTTACGCTCTATCTTTTCTTTTCTTGACCTTCTAGCACCTATCTGTGCCGTTAACAACCCGCTTATAGCGGCAGCGAAGAGAGTTATTAATATCTCAGCTATGGGAATATTCATTATATGAATATTATACCGTAATATCTATATTAAATTAGTAATTCAGAAGCAGTTATGTCTGGGCCTACATATTTTTTCTTTGCAATATGCTCTTTTACATGATCAGAACCATACTGTCTTCCTGCTAAAATAACTGTCCATCTTGGCTCTAATTTATTTTCTGTACAGGATTTACACAATAATAAATTTATTGGCAGCAATGCTGACTTCTTTGCAGATAGCTCATTTTTGCTTTTATTACAAGAATAACACAATACTTTATCCATGATTTTTTCCTCCTGGCTTGCCTTCAAGTTCTACTCTTACTCCGTATGATTCCAAGATATTTTTTACCATTTCTACATATTCTATAACTCTGACTCTCATTGAGCCATCGTATTGTGCAAAATTATTTTCATATAATCTAATTGCTAAAAAATCTGGGTACTTGACTATATCCATTTCAAGTGTTGAAGTAGGCTTCTTAAGCTCTCTTATTTTTAGTGCCATCTCTTTCGTGTAGAAAGTTGGCTTATTCGGCTCCCCAGTCCACTCATTTATTCCGAACTTAAAATGATTTTTATTTTTATCAATAAACATGTTTTTCCTTTATTCTTTTCCATACATCTTTAGTTTTGTGAGCATTCCTTACCTTGTCATGAGATCCAGAATTTAAATAAACTCCACCCCATACACCATAATCGCTATTATCTACCCCGCTGTCGTAGCATAACTTTATCACTGGGCAGGAAAGGCAAGCCTCATCAATACTCTTTGCTACATTAACATCTGCCTCATATTTATCAAAAAACAGATTTGTATCCATACCAAGGCATAGGGCTAGCTTATACCAGTCTAAATTATCTTCATCTACATTTAAGCTACTTAAAATATTTGACATATCGTTTTGGCAGTTCCCAGATTCCTTCACGGCTGACAGAAATCTTTTCTGCCTTACCCCAAGCATCTTTCCTATACATACCTTTTACGTCAGTATAGCCGCCACTATCTTTTTTCCAAATTACAAGATCATAGTTATTCCAAAATGATTCTTGCAACTTTGTTTGAGATCTTTTAATAAAAATCTCAACACCTTTCTCCGTTAGATGTAACAAATTACTTTTACCTTTTCTAGTACCCGAAGTCGGACTTGAACCGACATGCGATGAAGCAACAAATTTTAAGTCTGTCGTGTATACCGATTCCACCATTCGGGCGTACGCTGGTCCACCAGGTCTCGATCCTGGGACATCCAAATTAACAGTTTGGCGCTCTACCAACTGAGCTATGGACCATTACGCACAAAACCGCTGTACTATGTAAGTATACACGGCAAACAGCGGGTTTGTCAACGACTATTTAGTTGTTATTTTAACGATATTAACTTTTTTAATTTCGTCATCTATATTAAAAATATCATGAATATATTCACTTGCATCTTCTGGATTAAAGGCTTCTACTTCAACCTCTACATCTAATTTAATGCGGTATTTATTCATAGTCTAATTATAGCATTACTTAGCAGCTTTTTTATCTACCGCTGAGAATGCCGCATTGATTTCTGATACTGTCAATTTGCCATCATCTAAAAAACCTCGTGCAAGCCTTTCAACTACGGTGGCAACGCCAAGAGTCCCAGCTAATATTACTGCCTTAGCTGTGCTAATTCCTACTACTGCTCCTGCACCAATTACAGATAGGCCTGAAGCTGCAAATACTGCAATTATACGCATAACAATATTATTAATACTTGCTATCGCTCCTCCGCCTACATGTGTTGGCTCTTCTATATATGCCTTTGCCATTATTTATCTCCCTTTCCTGCAAAATATCCACCAATAATTCCTATTAGCCCTACTAATGCATTTTGAACTAATGCTATTGCATCTGAATTTGTTCCGTATTTTTCACCTGTTGCAGATTGTTGTAATAGCATTGAAGCATATTCGCCAACAACCACAAGGCCTATGAAACCTAAGATGCCTAGTGTAATTGCCCACATTAATTTATCTTTCATTATTCATCATCCCTATTTCTGATGGGATATGTGATTGCCCATGCAATTAAGGTTCCTATAATTGCATAACCAACTATTGTTTTTGCAGAGCCATCAAGGACTACCCAGGCAATAAACATACCTAAAAGTGTCCACAATTGGTCTATCATATCTTTTATTACTTTCATCATGGTCTTCTCCTTACTCCCTTGGAATTGCCAGAGGCTCCTCCTCCACCTGATCCGCCACCAGAATTACCTCCTGATGACGATCCTCCAGTAGATCCTGCTGCTGCACCTACAGCATTCATTGCTGCACCTGCTGCCACAACTGTTGCAACAACCATATCTGTTGCTTCTTCTCTTTCGCTTTCAGTCATATCTGCACCAATACTTCCAATTGCTGCAAGAGCTGCTCCTGGGTTTGTGAATGCTGCTTCTAATAATGCACCAGGATCTGTTACTAGCTCTATACTTGCAGCAACCTCTGCAGTGATAACCAGTGGCTCGCCTGATTCAGATACTCTAACTTCAACTGGCGTGGAAGGTGGTAAGTCAGAATAAGAAACGCCAGATGCTTGGACCTGCGCCGCTGAAATAGATTCTCCTGGCTTTAAATCTGCTACCAAAGATGTAACAACTGCAGCAACCTCTTCTTTTGACAATTCTTTTCCTGCTTTGGCTTCTTCCGCAATCTTTGCTAGTCTTTCTTCTTCAGCCTTTTTGGCAGCCTCTTCTGCTTTAGCCTTATCAGCCTCTGCCTTTATTCTGTCTGCTTCTGCCTTTGCTTTTGCTTCTTCAGCAGCCTGCTGCTCTGCTAATTTTTTAGCATCTTCTTCTGCTTTAGCCTTTGCTTCTGCCTCTGATTTTAATCTTGCTTCTTCAGCCAATCTATCTTTTTCTTTTTGCTCTGCTGCTGCCTTCTCTGCAGCAATTCTTTCTGCTTCAAGTCTTGCTTCTTCTTCAGCCTTTGCTTTGGCTTCTGCTTCTGCTTTTAAACGAGCCTCTTCTGCTGCTTTTGCATCTGCCTCAGCCTTAAGTCTGGCTTCCTCAGCAGCCTTTGCGTCTGCTTCTGCTTTAAGTCTTTTCTCTTCAGCAATTCTTGCTTCTTCTTCAGCCTTAGCCTTTGCTAGCTCTGCAGCAATTCTTTCCTCTTCTGCTTTCTTTGCAGCAGCCTCAGCTGCTAAGCGGTCTGCCTCTGCTTTTGCTGCTGCTTCTGCAGCCAGTCTATCTTTTTCTGCTTGAACTTTTGCTGCCTCTATTGCAGCCAATCGATCTGCCTCTGCTTTGATTGCAGACTGTCTTGCTATCTCTGCCAATCTTTCGTTCTCTGCATTGATTGCTGCTTGTCTGGCTATTTCTGCAAGCCTTGCATTTTCTGCTGCGATTGCTTCTTGTCTTGCAACCTCTGCTAATCTTGCTTGCTCTGCAGCTATAGCGGCAAGTCTTGCAGACTCTACCCTAGCAGCCTCTGCTGCTATTGCAGCTTGTCTTGCAGCCTCTTGTTCTGCAGCAACTCTTGCAGCCTCTTGTTGTGCTGCTAATAGTGCCGCTGCTTCAGCTTCAAGTCTGGCAACTTCAGCAAGCCTGGCAACTTCAGCAAGTCTTGCAACCTCTGCTAATCTTGCTTGCTCTGCAGCTATAGCGGCAAGTCTTGCATTCTCTGCATCAATTGCAGCCTGTGCTGCTGCCGCTTCTGCAGCAATTTCTTCTGCAGTCTTTCCAATTTTTAACGTAACAATATTTGAATTTTCAGAGTAGAGCGCCAATGTATCATTGTCTGATCTAATATGAAATGACCACACAGTACCACTCGGCCTTAGTGATTCAAGTAATGAGTGATCAATTGTTATTGTTGTATTAAGTGAATTAGCACCGCCAACATTTCCTGTTGCAATTCCCCAGCCATTACATCCAGAGCAATTAAAACTTATGGCATATCTTTCTGGTTGAGTGTTTCCAGTATCTGGAGCATCCCAATCTAAAACTGTTGAGGTCGCACCATCAGTCACTGTAAGATTTCTTGGAGCACCTATTGTTCTTACTACTGGAGCTGATTGTGAAGTAAATGCTGATGCTGGGACAATACCCATAGAGCCAGATTGATCCCAATATAAGAATACATTTGCTCCACCACCATTTTCATAATACAGCAATTCTATTGTTTTTGGAACTCCTGCTGTAAAAGATACTGGAGCGGATGTTGATCCTCCACCACCCTTGTCATACCAATCGTTTGTTACATTAATCCCGTCAATGTAGAGTTTTGTTCCGTCATCTCCTGTAGCCATAAATGATATATCTTGAGTAGAGTCGCTTCTTATTGACCCCGTAAAGCGTACAATAACATCTTCTGACGGGCCTCCTAAGACGCTACCGCTACCCCATTGGAAGTCAATGTTGGGTACGTTTGTAGTTAATACTGGAGAGGCTCCCTGTGGTATGTAGGGAGCATTATTCTGTCCCAGCACATTATAGACTTGGGCAGTCAGTCCTTCTGCTGCATTTGCTTGTGTTGGGCCAGCAAAAAGCCAACCTACTGAAAGTAGGAAGGCTGTAAATACTCTTAACCTTTTAGTCAACTAGGTATCTCCTAAGTAATGCAATATTTTTGCTTACCTAGTAATTATAGCAGAATGTTAGTTTAAACTACTTGGGATTATCTGTTTTATAAAAGCCGTTACCTTTAAATTGTATTCCAAAAGGAGTAAAGAACCTAATCATTTCTGATTCGCATTCTACGCATGTATACCCTGGATCATCATCCTTGATTGATCTATGTACAGACATTGAAGCATGCGCTTCATCATATGAGCACTTGTATTCGTATACTGGCATTACCTAATCCCTTAATTTTAGTAGGCAGTTTTTGGACGTACCCAGGTCTCAATGTTATTTGATCTTTAGTATTTTAGGTTGTTTTTCTTTAGGCAGATTTCTAATAACACGGATATGTAGCATTCCGTCTTTTAGCTCTACACTTGAAACTTCCATGTATTCACTTAGTTCAAAGATTCTTGTGAATTTACGTGCAGCGATTCCCTTGTGGACCACCTCTGCGTCTGTTACTTCTGTAATTTCACCTGTAATCCAAAGACTTCCGTCTTCAATTGATACAGTTAGATCTTCTCTTGTGAATCCAGCAACTGCCAGCGATAGCTGATAGTTGTCATCATCTAACTTTAATAAATCATACGGCGGAAAAGCTGTATTGTTTACCTTACTTAGACTGTTAAAACGTTCCAATTCTCGATTGAAACCAATAAAAAATGGATCCTTGAAAAGATCCATGGCGAATTGTGTTACCATTTTTGCTCCTTTTAAGCGAGTTAAATTAGTGCCCCCTTTTGGCAGGCACTAATATATTATATCAACTTTAAAAAGGTATTGCAACCCTTAGTAAATAAATCTATCCTGGGTGTTATCTTTAGGTTTAATGAATATTGACTTTATCTTCTTTTTAACCCTCTGTATGTAGTATTTTATATAAATTACCTTCATTGTCAACTCCTAAGTGTCTGTCAAAAAACTCTGCAGCGTGTGTGTGCAAATGTATTCCAGGGTGCTTTCTTCCTTGCCATGGCTGGTCGGTACCGAACACCCAGTTATCTGTATCAAAATATGGATTATTATGTGAATCCTTGCATTTTTCAAATAGTCCTGGCTCATCAGTCAACAAGTCGTCATCAATTAAAAAGTTTTTAAAGAAGTCTTTGTTTTTTAATAGCTCAACAATAATTGCTTTTGTTTCAGTATTATAAGTAGACCAAAATAAATTAATGCCAGATTCACGGCAAAAGGATTCCATTGCATACATTGACCATAGATTTTGATACAATCCATAATATGGCGAGATATAGTTTCTTGAATCAAATGGAATTTCTACATACTTTTCTCTAATCGTAATATCCCAATTGTTTAAAAACATGTCTCCCATAGCAAGTGGAACAATTTTCATGCCAGACCTAATTACATTGCTTCCCTCAGACATATGGTATTGAGTGTCATTTAAAAATCTCAATCTAAATAGATCTGCTGCTAGCACAATAACATTTTTTGGTTTACCAAATTGATTACAATATAACATCAAGTCTTCTAAATGTTTTGCTATTCCAGTGCCAGGCACAGCCATATTTAAAATTTCAATATTTTTTGATTTTGAAAGTTGGCTTGTCCAGGTTTGATCTTCTGGTATACCTTGACCAAAACTTGTTGAGCAGCCAAACATTAATGTGTTTGTTGGGACATCTTTTGAAAATTCTCTTGCTCTATATCCTAAAGAATTTAAGCTATATACCTGAGTGTCTAGAATATCTATATCATTGTTGCCTCGGCGTAAACCTTTTTCATTCCAATAAAAATCAGTATGAGACAACTCTGTTTTAAATATGTCATAGAATCTATCATCGCCAGAGTAAAATTTTTTTAAAGGGTGTAATCTTTTCTTTAGATCAAATGAATCATGCATAAAAATGTCTTTTGCATCCATGCTAAGCCTTCTTTGCCCTGACCTTAGCCAAAGCATCAAAATCTTTAACCTTAGTGTCTCCGAGGTAGCCCCAAGCATACCCATCTGCAATCATCTGTTCATTTATAGACATCTTCTGGTCGTCAATAAATAGCCATCCAAGAATTCTTCCATATTTTTCAGAAGAATCCATTTTTTCAGTTTTAATCTTAATATTTTTTGCATCTTTAATCTTATACTTTAGATACTCTTTTGCTTCAAGACCAAGTTTCTTTTCTGCCAAATCTTTTGTTCTAGATTCTGGCGTGTCAATGCCAGCAAGTCTTACTCTAGATGCAAACAAAATATCAAAACCAAGATCGATGAGGACATCAATCGTATCCCCATCAACCACGGCTTCTACTTTTTTGACATAATACTCGTACATTATTTGGTTTTCTTAACTGCAGCTTTCTTTACAGGAGCCGCCTTTTTTACTGACGCAGCGGCCTCGGCCTTCTTAGCGGCTGGCTTACCAAATGATGGTCTTCCAAATCCTACAATTCCTACGATCTGGCTTCTACGAAGCTTTGATCCATTCTTCTTCTTGTAAGCACGATTCTTAAGGCAACACTCTCCGCCATTTCTTTGATCGCCCTTCTTATCTGCTGATGTGTTTCCTTCTACAACGTCGACTGTGCCATCTGTATTTACTGCTGCAACAATTCCAACATGAGAAATTCTATCGACACCATCTGATGGGAAATCAAAATAGGCTATATCTCCAACTGCTGGTGTTGCAACTTCTGCCATTTGCCATGCTCCTGCTTTAATAAACGCCTGTGCTCCTGCTGGGGTATACACGGTATTTGGCACCTTTACTCCTGCTTGATCTGCACACCACATAACAAACGATCCGCACCATGGCTGAAAGTTTGATTTTGTAAACTTACCGTATTTTGTTTCGTTGTCTTTTGGACCTTCAATGGTTCCAACTTCGCCTAATGCTACTTCTACTAATCTTTCTGCTGATCCTTGTGGTGCTGCCATTTTGTTTCTCCTATGTTATTGTGGCTGGAGGCTACAAATTAGCCACCTTACCAATTTTTGTATCTATGAATCTTAGTATACCATAATTTTATTTTGTGGTTTTTTTAACAATAAAATTATAAAAATCTTCCGCAGCGTGTAGGTGCCAATGGAAACCGTTGTGAGCTCCCCTGCCATTATTTTTTACCCTATCAGCCGCTATGTGGTAAAGAAACTCTTTACTCAATTCTGCATGGCAATTAATTTGTTTTTCTAGAATCTCTTCTGTCCAGGGCTCTTGTGGAACTGTAATAACGCCGTCTTCTACTTCACGCCTAAACCAAAAGTTTGCATCAATCCAGCAATAATTTTTGTGGTACCCAGGATATTTTTTTTCAATTTGCTCAAACAAACTTTGCTGGTACGGGGTAGCCCATATACTCCAAACAAAATTAATGTTATTGGTTTCACAGTACTGCTCTAGTGCATCCAGCATTATTCTGTCATAGAAAAAAGCAATTTTGTTTGAAATTACTTCTGGTGGGGTGTATGGAGCTTTTGCAATTTTTGCTAAATCATCTCCGTATAGATCTGCGGTTAAAATATAATCTTTATCAGATGTAGGATTATTTAGCATAGCCGCTTGCATAAAGAACTGGGAGGCATTCTGCATTTCGCCTTTTAAAAACGGGTAAGAAAATCTATTCATTGGAAATAAAGCAACAATAGTTTTTGGATGTCCGTAAGTTTTAAAGTAAAAAAAACATTTTGCAACTTGTCCAGCAAGCGAATCTCCGCCGACTGCTAACGATGAAAAGGTAGAGTTTAGTTTTTTAGATAAAATATATGGATACCTAAGATCTTCTGGCAGGCCGTCGCCTCTAGTATACGAGTCACCTAAAAATAAAATATCTGCTTTATTTTCAAAAGGCTGGCTTCTGTAGCCTAAATCATTTTTAACATATTCAATTGGGATTATGTCTTCATTATGAGTTGGCCCATGGTTAAAAAGGTTTATGCTTTTTATTAGAAGGTTTTCCCAGTTTAGAAGATCATTCTTCCATCCTTTTGAAACTCCGCTATTGATTTTCTTTTGATCCATAACTCTCAGTATACCATAATTCTCAGCAATCAATTAAGACGATGGCTGGTAATCTATAAAATAATCTTTCGGAGAAAATCCTGAGCTAAGGGTATATCGCTCTTTTCCTTTTAGCATAGTTACATGATGCTTATATTTACTATAAAATATAAAAAGCTTTCCAGCTGTCGGATTAAATTCTATATCTAAATCATCAAACACTAATGCCCCACCTTCAAAACCATCATTAAGATAAAGCAGATATATTACTGCATCTTCTGGGTCAAAATGAGAGCCCATGTCTGTTCCTGGTATCATTTTTGAAGACAGTATGTTTGGAAAATGAGAATATTCATTTTTATCTACGCCAACCTTTTGCATAAACTCATATACAAGTGGGTGCACATTATTTTTTACAAGCTCTTTTAAGTAAGACTGCTCTTCTGATTCTAATTTTTCTGCATGAAAATCTATCTTCATTGTTAATTGAGTTCTGTGGCTGACCTCTAAAAATTTATCATTTATTTTATTAAAACAATCAAAAATTTTATCAAAATCAAGGTCTAAATCACAGATAGCAATATGCTCATGTATGAATTCCATAAATATCAGTATACCATTCTTCTAAATTTTTATAGATGGTGTCCCCAGATGGGCTCGAACCATCGACCCGCAGATTAAAAGTCTGCTGCTCTACCAACTGAGCTATAGGAACGCACCCCTGGCTGGGATCGAACCAGCGACAAACAGATTAGAAGTCTGTTGCTCTTCCGCTGAGCTACAGAGGTGTGTGCCAGGTAGGACTTGAACCTACGATTACCGAATTATGAGTTCGGGGCTTTAACCAACTAAGCTACTGGCACCAGTTGGTTAATTATATACAAATTAATTAAGCCTGTCAATAGATATACTTTTTTACTGTGTTCTTTTTTTTATTTTTTATTTTCCAAATAATATATTTAATTAGTCTTATTGTATTTTGTTTCATCAAATATCCTATCTGCCCAGTATTGATGATAAGAGCACCCAAAATGTCCGTCTCGCTTTACCAAGTTTTTTTCAAACCCTTCGTACCTATACTCTCTTTGGCGTCTAAAAAATTTATCTTGTGCAAAATAGCCCTCTGGGAATTCCATTGGTATAAAATTTTTAAAAGGTAGCTTCTTAAATAAAGGGGTCTGCTCTTCACTTATCAGAGACCAAGCAAATTTAATATTATTTTCTATACAATAAACTTCAAATTCTGCCATTGCAGACAAGTTATTAAATAAAAATGACAGGTATGTTCCTTTGTTGTAGAAAATTCCAGAAGGCTCAGATATTGGCATGCCCCATTGAACATTATTTGAGGCGGTTGACACATATCCCCTATACGAATCAGGAATCATCATGTATATCTCATCTGGTTTCCCATACTCTTTTTCATATTTCCTATACCTAATTATTTGCTCCAAAGGACCAGAACCTGAAACTGCTATATTAAAATAACCAGTGCTTTCTTCAATTTCTGATAATTTTTTATAAAGTATGTGGGCCCAGGCTTCATCCAAATTACCTCCAATACCAACTGTTTCAGAGCATCCCATGAATAGTATATGTTTTTTATCATGCTCTTTTTTAAATTCATCACATCTAAATCCTAAAGTGTTCCATGTGTATGTGACTGAGTAGTCGTCGTCAACCCCTCTCAGAAGCTCACTTGGAAATATAGTAGTATTTTTTTTAAGCGCTTCGTCCCGTTGATAATTTGACAATACATTACGTTCTCCAAAAAGAGTATTCTGCACAATATCAAAAATATCCTTATAGTTTAAATCTTCTATGCCGTTTAAAAATGTTTTGATCCCACGAACTCTTGAATTTATTAGATCATAAACTGATTTGTCCATTATTTGCTCCTATTATTTTTGTATTATAAGCTTTTTCCCACATAATAATATCATTTTTATCATTAAGCAATGGCTGTCCCTTTATATTTAAACTTGTATTTAATAAAATTGGTACACCAGTTTTTAAATAAAATTTATTTATTGCTCTGTAAAGACCAGGGTGCTGCTCTCTAGTTACAGTTTGTACTCTTGATGTTCCATCTGCATGCACTACTGAAGGTACTTTTTCTGGCTGAAGGCACTTGACGGTATACTGCATGTATGGGCTTTCAAAATCCATATCAAACCATTTATGTGCGTGATCTGCAAGAACTACTGGCGCAAAGGGTCTAAAAAGTTCTCTTTGCTTTATTAGATTAACTTTATCTTTAATGTTTGGGTCCCTCGGATCGGCCAATATACTTCTATTTCCTAGTGCTCTTGGTCCATACTCTGCTCGGCCAGAAGCCACCGCAACAATGCCGTCTTTAAGTATTCCATCAACAATTTCTTGAACTGGGTATTCTCCGCCTAAATCATAACCAAGATAAGGATTTTTCCAATCAAGATGTTTCCCATATAGGGCCGCCGCTGCCCCCAAAGAACTACCAGCATCTCCTGGATTTGGCATGATCCAAATCATATCAAATATATTCCATAATAAAGTATTTGCTGACGAGTTTAGAGCACAACCTCCCATAAACACTAAGTTTTTTTTACCAGTGATATCTTTTGCCATACGCATAAAACTATTTAATCTTTGTTCATAAACCATTTGAACAGAAGCAGCGATATCAAATCTATCTTTCTCTGTAATTGGCATTCCCCAATCAGCTATTCCCTTATGAAAATTATATTTTTGCTGATCATGTCTTGGGAAATACTCATCAACCTCCTTATAGTATCTTTGCCAGTCACCATAGGCAGCCATGCCCATCATAATATACTCTTCTTGATTTGGCATAAGGCCAATTAGTTGTGTGAATGCGGAGTAAAATAGTCCAAAACTTGTTGGATAATTTTGTTTATACTTTAACTTAATTTTTTCGCCTTCTCCAACCCAAATTGTTGAAGTGTTGTACTCTCCTATTGCATCTAAAACAACTATGCAGGCATCATTAAATGAACTTGTGTAATAGCCAGCTGCTGCGTGTGAGTAGTGATGTTTAAAGTAATGCACTGGAATTTTCATTGGAAAGTTTGGCTTCCAGTCGCTGGCCCCGCCATGAATAGCCATCCTAGATTTTTTAAGCAGTGGTTTTTCGTAATATGCAATTGCATCTGGCGTTCCGTAGTTTAGGGCATCAAGTATAATTTCTTTATTGTTATACCAGTCATTTTTTTTCTTACTATATCTCTCAGCATGTCCAGCAAAAAGAATTTCTCCATCTTTAATTAAAGATACAGATGCGTCATGAGATGTTTCATTAATTCCTAGAATTATCATTGGTAAAATCCAGTTCTACTATTTGTTGCACATATTCTGAAAAGTGTTTTCTTATAGATCCCATTGGCCTTGATCCAAAAGATTCCCATAGCCTTCTATACTCTATTATATTTTGCAATGTAGTGGGGCACACAATCATTCCATTATATGTTTTCATAGTAGTTGGAAGTGGCACATGCTTAGTGCAACACTTACATTGTTTTGCCAGCTCTTGATATTCGCTCATATTATTTGCATCCTGTCCATTACTTCCCTAAGATCTTGAGGCATTCTTGGTGCTCTGATCATATTATAAGATGTTGTGTCTGGGTCATCTTTAGCCCCAAAATCATTATCATAGCTCATTGATTCATAAGTATGTACATTTATCTCTTGATTATTATCAAATCTTGTTCTGCTAATTGAATTAAATATTGCTCCGCATGTAGCATCTGCTAAGTCTTTAGACCCTTTTCTTGGGTGGTCAACCTTGTCCCTCATAATTCTAAGCTGGCATAGTTCGTCTATAAGTAAAGGGATGTGAGGTCCAATTAGTCTCTCTTCCGCCACAATCATAGCCATATCGTCATAATGTTTTTTAGCGACAGATAGAATCTCTGTATTGATGCCATATTGTTTTAGCTGTTGCATCATATCATGAGAGTTCCATCTGTCAAAGGTACATATTGCTATATTAAATCCTCTTGTTTTTAAAGAAAGAATATAATCTTTTACTTCAGTAAAGTCAACCGACTTGTCTGGGGTTGGTGTCCAGTATCTAACAGCATCAACTTCTACAATTGGGGCTGGCTGAGAATAGGTGTCTGTAACCTTTACATTAACCCACTTGTTTACATGAGCCATTGTTACTGCACAGTGGTCATGCTTTTGGGCCAAGTCTACGTGAATATAATATTTTTTATCTGGGTCTGGTATGAACCATTCTTCGAGTCTGCCAAAATTATCTACCGCAATTGATCCAACATTAAAAGCTTTTTCTACTTTCTCTCTAGACTTAAAAAATGCATCTACTGCGTCTGGTGGCATGCAGGCAAATCTTGAAAGGGCGTCTGTCGGGTTAGTGTAAAAGGCTGTTTTAAAGTCATCAATCTTTCTAACTGGATTAATCTCCCAAGTTGGGCGCTTGATAGCATAAACCTTTGGTATCTTGTAGGATATTATATGGTCTTCTTCCCACTGTATTTCAAATTCATTACCCTCTGTGCCATCTGGCAGCTCCTCGTACATCTTAAATTTATGCTCTCTAATTACAGTTTCTTTTTCGCCAATCACTGCATCGTATCTTTGCTGTATATAATCATTCTTAAATCTAGGGAATGATAGCAATATAACTTTACCAAAGTCTGGGAAGCGTGAGTCTACTGATGCTCTATACATATCATAAACTGCGCTGCCTGTTTTAGCCTGATCGTGACCAGTTGTATTTTCAATTGCAAAACCAGAAATCTCGTCAAGGATAACAACAAGAACGTTGTATCCCTCCCAAGCTTCCCTCTCTGAGTGCCCTGAGTGAACCGTTATAGCCTTCTGGAATTGAATTTCAGATGCTTTGGCATAGTACTTACCAACAAACCATGGCGACTTGTCTATGCGGCTCCTGAAGCCTTTAAAAAATACGTTGCTAGCCTGCTGTGAGTTAATTGCAATGTTAATAATATCAATAGAGTCACCTGGAGGTTTCCCGTAATATGTTGCTGGGTCCTTTAGACATAATAGTAAATATACTATATACGCCACTGCAATTGTTGAGCAGTAGTCTTTTCCAGAACCTTTTCCTAGCTGTGCGACAACTTCGTTTGCCGTTTGCTTAAATCTAATAGACCCTTCTTCGTCTCCAAATAATTTTTTTAATGTTGCTTCTTTATATATCTGTGAGCTTTTTTCAATCAATGTATACTGATAATCAGAAAGTGGTGGTAGTCCTAAATAGTTTGGATCGTTTACAAAAGTACGAAGATCTACTGGCTTTTCTTCAAACTCTTCGCCATCTAAAATATCAATTAAATCAGAAAAATCAAAGCTCATCTTTACTCATTTTAAATTTTTCTGTATAGGAAGATGTGTAGCTATACCTTATTCCATTTATTGGTGGATTAGTGCCATGCAATATGTCTGCAGCATGTATAACTAAATCTCCAGGGCTTGGTTTATGCGTTAACCCAAGTTCTGGGTAGTATATTTCGCCTTGCTCATATTCATCATTAAAGTAATAAACTAATCCAAATCTTGGGTAATTGCCAACAATAAAATCTTCACCTTCAATATATTTTTTTGCTGCTTCTAAAATGTGTCCAGAGTTATTTATGTCAACGTGCTCGCCGTAAGTTACCCCAGAGCTAAGTCTATTAACATTTAAATTAAATACTGGGTCCAAGCCCTCTGGGCATATGCTAGCAATCTTATCTCTTAATGGGTCTACGGTTTCTGTTCTCAAAATAAAAATTGCATTTTCGCCATGCCCTACGCTATACCATGATTCTTCTTTTTCAGACAGTATTAGGTTTAACATTGTAGAGTTTTCTTCTTTATTCAAAAAATTTTTATATAGATATACATTCGGTGCAATTTCTTTTGAGCCATCAAACATTACACGACCTCTGATTCTATTATTACAGACTCTACAATCCCAGTAATTTGAGAAAGTCTTTTTGCAACATCCATTTTACACTTTGGACAAGAAGCAGTAACCTCTTTTAATATACCAACTAAGACTTCTTGTTTTCTTTCTGTCTCTGCAATTTGAGATGCTATCTGAGTGTTTTCTAGTACACCAACAGACTGAAGCATAGCTATTCTCTTGGTCTCTATGTCTGCTATTAGCTTTAAGGCACTAGCCTTAACATTTAGCTGCCCCTGCGTGTCCGCATCTTCTACGGTCTTCCAGGCCTCTTTAATAAGCATTGCATAGTGTTGATCTGCTCCAGATATTGCTTCCCTCGCACGATCACGTATATTGCTGTCGTTATGAACAACGCCCTTCCACTCATCAATAAATTCTAAAACTTCTTTTCTGGAAAACCCAGTTGATGTGGCTATCTGTGTTGCGGAATTTCCTTTTAGGAGCTCTTCTACAACTTTATTCATGCGGTCAAAATGGACAGCTGGTTCTATTTCGTTCATAATTAAATTATACCATGTTTTAGTTGACTAAGACTTGTTGGCAATTTTAAGAAGAATTAAATATCCAATCAAATCATCAATATCATTATCTCCTGGGAAGGCTTGGTCATTTTGAATTCTATTTAACTTATCATCAATTCTTACACGGA